CAAAGCTGCATCTGGCAACTTTTTATTTGAAAACCCCACTTGCTTGAGGACTGAAACAGCGTAAGACTGTAAAACTGGCACTCCCACGGCAAGAGACAACTCGCACATGAAAACACCAGACAGCCAACGCCTGGCAAAAGAGCGTTCACGCAACCAACGATGGCTACTGCCAGCGCCGGAAAGAACGCTCCAAGGTTCCCTCACCATCGTCCAACCCAAACGATGTCCAAGGTAAACAGGTGCCGAACGTCCAAAGCGGACGTGTTCCAGTACGGTACACGGCTTTTCTAGCGTCAACTCATGGCCTGATTCATCTAAAACGTCCTGATAAAAATTCAGAAGAACGCAATCCAAATCGCAACGCGAGCAAAATATCAAAGCATTGTCGCCATCAACCAAGATGTCAAACTTGATAGACTTACGCTTCAATATGGAAACAACAGAGCACAACATAAGCAAAGAATTGCCCATGCCAGTGTTGAAGTCACCGCTCGCCCTGCCACCCGGACGCGAAAATTTTAACCCTGACGAAGTCGTACCAGAAAACTTCTGATAAGACAACAACCTATTCAATTCAGAACTACCTGAGTAAGCAGACAAATAAATAGAATGTTCAGAATTCACCTGACCACTAGTGACGTGGGCCTCGAAAGCCTTACCGTCAACCTCAAAACAAACGCAATCAACAAACTGATCAAACTTGCGCTTAATCAAATTAGCACGCTCTTTAGGGCCCAAGCCCTTAGCCACAACTCTGGTACGCGAACCCCCAAATAACCTTTTGGCTGTGAGATTGCCCCACAACCAATGCTCAAAAGGTTTAAGCCAACAAGCCAGCTCAAGATTGTACCTAGGAGATCTGGGAAAAATCATCCTAGGCTTGGCATCTTTAGCTGCACCGCACTTCTCGGCTTTCAGAAATGCCCTTAACTTAGCATCCCTTGAACACAAAGGATCCTCTCTAAGGCTAACTTCTGCATTGAGGTATCTACGGCGCATAGCCCCACTATACGATAACGCCGTTTCCAGATTTGTCCAACGAAAACCGCCATAACAACGGGCGAGACGTTTCAAAGATCGTACAACCTTGTCAAAATCTCTGCCAACGCCGCTGTCAGCCGGTACGGGCAACGGACAAAGAGATCGCTTCAAAAGGGCAGCAATCTCGTTGTGGATGCAGTTAGCATGCACGCTCGGAACCCAAGTGCCTGGCACTCCGCTCCTGCATGCTACCCACATTTCGCGTTTTGAGTCGCACAATGAGGCGACGTCGCTACGGCATTCCAGGGAAACACCGTCTGCCACAGGACCTAAAGCTGTGTTGCCACAACAAAGGCCCTTGGTAGCGACCGGCCCATCCTAAGAGGAGGACCACCAAAAGCGGGTGGTTCTACTGGCAAACAACGCTTCAGAAGCATAGCGCTCCCTTCGCGAAACTTGCCACACCAAATGGACTGATGAAGACACCGCAGTCCAAGTGTCGGATTTTGTTAGTCCGACATCCTTGCACCAGGCCTCAGCTCTAGAGCGTAAGGCCGATACAAGAATAGCGTCTCTCTTCCTGAAAAGAGAGTAAGTAGAAAGCTGGTTGTGCAATTCAGGAAACAAAACTTCCCGCGAGCCGTCAGGTAGCTCGAAGACTAAATAGCCCACAGACTGGGACGCCCCAGGCTTATCCACACCAGCACGGACAGATCCGCCACCAAGGATCTTTGCTCCGTAGGGAAACCTTTCAAGCAATGAAGCAGCAACGCTGTTGCCCTCCTGAGAGATGAGGTCTGGTTCCCACCGACCTCTCAAGAATCTACCAACGGTGCCTAACTCCAAACCAAGAAAAGCCTCGAGTCTTCTGACCCAGATTGCTCTCCTACGGGGCCTGGCTATTGCAGCCGAGAGAGGCACAAAAGTGTCCTGTCCCTCAATACCCTGGCCGGTGAACTGCCCATGTTCATCGACTGTAACGCCAACATTGTTGACGCCGCAAGGAGTCGGGTCCCACTCCTTGGGCCTAAAAACTTCACGAAGAAGCACAGATGTCAAACCGACGGTTAAAACCACGGGAACACTGTATCGAGCATAACGGTGAAAGCACCAGCCTGCGAACGACA